CATCCGCTGGAACTGCGGCAGGAGCAGCAGGCTGTGCAATAGGCTGTGCGGCGGCTTGGGGGGGAGAAAAAACTCCCATACTTGTCAATTCTTCAACAAGTGCACTTGAAGGAGCCGCAGCCCCAGACAGCACTTGACCACCCACTTCTTCCCGATATCGACGGGCCTGATCCCGCTCTTGTTCAATCTTAAATTCTTCTGCGTTAGCAGCAGCACGAGATGCTTGGGCCGCAGCCTCAAGCCTTCCAATCTCGGCTGTGCTTTTAAGACGTTCCTGAAGCACTTGCGTTAATTGCATTGCGCCAACAGTATCTCCTGCCTGATTGAGGGCAAGTATTCCTGCTCGCATTGTTTCTGGATCATTAGGATCAATCCGCCTAGCAATAGCCTGACGGTTAGAGATCATTTGCAGCATGGGGTCTTGACCACCAAGAGCGCCACCAAGTGCCCCAGCAAGTTCATAAGCACCACGACCAATGGCAAAACGTGCGCTCTGCAATGGATCTAGTTTTGCGTATTCAAGCGCCATGCGGTCAGCCGCAGTAGCCTGCTGTTGCTGATATGTCTCTGGAGTGAGACCGAACAGTGATTGAATGATGTCTGCCATGTTAGAACTCCAATGAACCCATGTACTCACCACTAAATGGGTTGATACCAGCGCCATAGCCACCTGCGCCAAATCCACTTACTACTGGATTTCTATTAAATGCGCGCAGAAGCGCAGGATTGCGAGATGCCATCGTCAAGAAATCAGCAAACGGGTTGTAGGCATTTGCAGCCTCTAGCGCCCGTGCAGCACTCATGCCGCCAGACAGAAGCGCTTGAGCAGCCGCAGGGCTAGCAGCACGACCACCCAACTGCGCCCCAATGTCCAGAGGTTGCTGTCCAAGAGCCTCAATAGCCTTCGCCTGACCCAGATAAGTCTCAAACGGAGCCAAGGCACCAATCTGACCTTGATAAGCCCCACGCAGCAATTCGCCACCAGTGCCAAACAATCCAGCACCAAACCGAGTCTGCTCCATGCCAGCCCGTTGTGCATCTGCTGCTAACGCTGCATCTGCTTGTGCTATGGCGTTGTAATATGCCTCCATTTGCGGATTAGCAGCCGCAAGACCAGCAGCACCACTTGGACGGGCACCAGTAGCGCCGACAGCCAGTCCTTCAGTGCCGGTTTGGAACAGGCGATTCTGGAGTTGCGCCAATTGCCTTTCACGGCTGGGAGCAAGCAACTCTTGCTGACGGGCCATGTATTCCTGTGCAGCCTGTTGCGGAGATTCTGCAAGGTATTCAGCGCCTAAACCAAATAAGCGCGGGGCTGCGGCCATCAATGGTTGATAAAGGCCAGGAGCAGCCTCTGCCTGGGTCAATCCCATGCCGGTCAGATCCATCAGGCGATCTTGATACGCCCTCAGTTCAGGAGACACCTCATATCCAGCGCCAGTTACACGACCTTCCGGACCAGTCTCAAACATTGAGCGGCCAAAGCGTGTCGTGATGCCTACTGGTCGGAAGCGAGCCTCTTCTGCGGCTATTCGTGCCGCTTCAATTTGAGCTTGTGAAGATGCTTGTGCCGCACGTCGAGCGGATCGCCCACCAAGTAGTCCTCCCAGTATTTGGGAACCACCCATAATTGCTGCTGCTATAGGCATATCAAACCCCTATCAAAACTTCATCCACTTTTCCCACATCTTTTTCATTAGTGGCGTGGATACAAAACCAAACACAATCTTCCAAAGCCTTAATTCCATGCGTCACGCCAGCTTTTATCTCTATGCAAGCTGGTGCTTTCACGATTTCAACATCGTCGCCCATCATTACTGCAACCTTCCCATGAGCCAAGATTGACAAATGACTGAACTCATGTGTGTGCTTGAGAATGAGTGCGCCAGCAGGAAATCTTGCTTCTTTTGCATATAGACCATCACTAAAGTGATGTGAAATCATGCCGTCCTTTTCCACATAAACACAGTTATGTAGGGTTGATAGTTGGCATTGGTTCCGGAGGAGCCAGTCGAGCTTGTTGTGCCGGATACCGTGTGCGAGTGATCGCCCGCAGATGCGGTGGTGTAGTTGTAATCGCCGACAAGGCTCTCAGAACTAGATACAACCGCGGTAGGACCGTTGCCAGATTTCGTACTCTGTGTCAGACTACCGCTGTGCTGGTGTGCTCCAGCGGTGTTAGTTGTTGTGCTAAAACTATGAGTGTGGCTGACCGTAATCGCATCTGCGGAACCGCCTGTTTCCTCTGCCGTATCGAACAGGGCATTACTAGAGTCAAAGCCAACAGGAACACGGCCAGCACCAAAAGCAGTCCATGTACCAAAGCCTAGCAATGTGCCAGGGTTGGTGGAATTGGTGGCGTTGATGTAGATAGAGCCGACTGGATGCAACGCGGCCATTGCTGCTTGCACAAAAGCAGTTGTTGCTAAAGCAGTTGTATTGTTCCCAAACGTCTGAGTAACACCAGTGGTGCCAGTCGGCAAAGATGGTGTGCCAGTAAAGGTTGGCGAAGCAAGATCGGCCTTGGTTGCAACAGCAGTAGCAATGTTATTGAACTCAGTGTCAATCTCAGTGCCCTTGACAATCTTTAGCGGATTGCCAGATGCAAGCGCATCTTTGGTAGCAAAGTTGGTGCTCTTTGTATAGTTACTCATGCTAGTTTCCCATCTTTGTATTGGATCTCAATTCGCTGGAAAGAGAGAGGAGATCCGTTGATGTCTGACTCATAGCCAGTTTGAACAATCTTTCCACTACCAGTTGCCGGTACTGACAAAACTTGAATCAAGATGCCTTCCGCATACTGTGCAACAGGAGATCCATTAGCTCCGTACTCAGCAGCGCCGTACTCTGAGATGCCCTGGATTGGAATCTGGGCACTGGAAGACTGATAGTTGGTAATGAGGTCAAATCCCCACTTCATTGTTACCGTCTGATTCGTACCACCAATCACCGTAGTCTTCAAGCGCTTCAGGATAGAGGTAACATTTTGGTTACCAAGATCCGAGTGATTGGTGTAGTACATCATCCGATACAAAACACCATCATCTTGATAGGTGTTGTACTTTCCGACATAGCCCGTTTTGCCAATCAAGATGTCGCCATTCCTGCGCGACAAAAACGCCGTAGGCTCGATAGAGTCCCACACCGTCACCCTAAGAGACTTGTCTTGTAGGGTGCCTCGCGTATCAAAGCAATACACCTCTTTGACCGAAGGCAGCGTAAGCAGATAGAAGGCTTCTTTTTCCGAATAGACAGACTTGATGTTGGCAAAAGTCTCGCCAGCCACAATGTCCATCAGATCATTTCGGACGTTCTTAGACAGATCTCCAAGAGGGGCAGACTTTTCAATGATCGTCCTGGCAAAAGACCGGACGCCTGAGTTGCTTAAAAACAATACATCAGTGCCGGTAGTTTGGATCGAGTCCCTTGCAATACACCCAATTCCACCCACTGTGTCTTGCAGTTGCATCGTAGCGGGGGTTGTAGCGTCTTGATACACAAGGATCTGACGCTTGCCAAAGATGATTAGGAAGCCGTTGTGGGCTGCTAGACCAGTGATCTCATCTGGGCCATTGGGCCACACACGGTCCACATTTAACGATCCAGAAGTTCCTGTAGACCAGACATGGCCTGTCAATAGGTCAGAAAAGTAGACCGTATTCTTGACAGTTGACGTATTGGCTACCCAAAGACGACCAAAAGCAGAAATAGCGATGTCTGCGCTTGGGACGGTTGCAACATATCCTGACTTTTCGCTTACACGGCGATAAGTGGTTGTGCTGACAGCCGGATCGTAGATCAGCGGATCGTGACCAGTCTGGAAGAAGTAGGTAATACCGTTCAGAGAGGCGCAGGACCAATTATTTGCAGAGATGGTGGGCGCACTACCACCGCCGCCATAAGTAAGCTCTATAACCGCATTAGAGCCGTCCAACTTGAAGATCTTGTTGTTGCCAGCAAACAGGACGGTCAAAGTCCCATCGGACTGCACAAGCTCATGGATGACGCCAACAGGATTGGCTCCCAAGTCGCCAGACGAAGAGTTGACCTTAGACCAGCCCTTGCGAGATCCAATGCGACCGTACTGGTCGATGATGCAGTTCGTTGCGACCAGAGCAAAGCCAGACGCCAGATCCAACGGCGAGTCTTGCGTGTTCAGGCCAAAGAACCCTGGCGCTGAAACACTGGCGATCTGGAGCGGCTCACTCATATCGCAACAAACTCCTGATTCTCGGGATAACGAGTGCTCTCAAGAGCGATGTAATCTGATAGCATGGACCGATATAACTGGTAAGCCTCAGATGAAGCTAGACCACCGTCTTCCCCGCGCTCCACCAGGGCACGAGCATAGGCATTCTGGGCAACCAAAACATCAGGCACAAGTACAGAAGTGCTATCAGAAGAAAGTGTGGCCTGGGGCACAGTCAGGGCAAACTGAATTGTGTACACATTGTCCGGACGAGCGTACAGCACTACTTTTGTATCACCGTTACCATCAACGCCATCAAAGGTATATTGACTTGGGATGCCAGAAATCGCAGTGCTAAAGTTCTGGAGCCTGTTCATCTCTACAAAGCCAATATTGGTAAATCCAACATTGGCCGTGCTGTTGATGGCGTCCATAACCTGAAACTTCTGTCA